TATTCCATACACATAACTTTTCGACTTTAGCTTCAGTAAGATATGCAATCCTCAGGGTATCCTTCATCCTTTCAATCGCTTTTTTTTGTGAATCTATATGTTGACTACCTGGTACTTCTACTTGAAAAATTGCACCATTCTTAAAAGTAATGATAGCCATCTCTCTTTTTCCAGCTAGAGATTCTGTATACGAAAATATCTTATCATTTAGCGTATATATTTGTGTGTTGTGGTATTCTGCACACAAATCAGTAATATTTTGAGGTGTTCCATGTGCATATGCTGAAGATAGTAAAACTGTAAAAAAAACACCAAATTTTAATTTAATCATAATTCATCCTTAATTCTATTATGTGTATCAATATCAGATTGATAGCCTGAAAATATTTGTCTTTTAACTTTAGATTGGTATTCGTCAAGGAATTTTACACCTAGACTTTGGGTTTTTTCATCGCAAGTATTACTCATCGATGATCTTGGAGCATTCCCACAACCCGGCGGT